TCACCTACTCTTTGATCTGTTCTGCCAGGACAATCTACAAAAACTTCTTCTTTTTTATCTTTTGGTATTTCTGGTTGAGGTGGTTTACCTTCAGGTAATTTAGCTGGTTCGTCATTTAGAACAGCAGCCTCCTCAACAATAATCAATTGATCTGCCTGATAATTCATTGGTATAAAAGACGGATATGGACAATTACTTACAACTCCGTTCGGATCGTCTATTAATAAATTTCTATTACCTGTATTCTTTACATCTCTATGAAAATATTTACAACCTATAGTTTCTACATTTAGAGGTTCATATCCTGGTAACGATACTTGTGGAACGTAAACTTGTGGTATAAATACTTCTGGTATATGTATCTTAGGTATTTCCAATTATCAAAGTTTCTTTGGAATACTCATTGATGGGCCTGTTGTACTGGGTAACGCTCCATCTAATACTTTTGGCATCATTCCTGACACCTTACTCATTACTTTTTCCATCATCATCTTTTCAAACTGTGGGCTGGTTATGTAACGATATCCAGCATACGCTCCACCTAAAGTTGAAATGCTGATTATTTGTGCATTAGCTCCCCTTTATATCACGTTATCTATGATGACTAAAACTTATACTTCAGGCCAAGCTTCGTTCCATAAGAATTAGTATCGTCTGTCACGATTGAAAACTCACCATATACATCAATATTTTTTGATGCAACTACAGAACCACCAACTTTACCAGAGAAGTTTGTTTCTGAATCTGCACCATCTGGGTTGTTAAGATACGCACCACCTTGAATATAATAGCTACCAAAGGCATTACCATTCTCATAACCAAGGTGTAAGTCAGTACCAGAACCAGTGTAGTCTTTACCTGTATAAGAACCATTGTTCTCTACATTTACATAGAAACCAGCAAACGCAGGCGTTGATAAAGCTGAAGCAGCAGCTATTGTTAATACTTTTTTGAGCATTTTTAAAAAATTAAAATTATATACTAATTGTTTTTAACAAAAAATCAATGTTACTCAGACTGTTCTTCTGCTGTCTCGTCTGATTTTAAGATATCTTCTACAGCAGCGATACCACCTTTAAGTTCAAATATTCTTTGCTTACAGTTTTCTACAACTTGATTCGCCTGATTAAAATTATTTACTACCTGCTGTAGTTCTGTGTTAAGAGCTTCCAGCTTTTGCTGTGGATCGACTGCCATAAAAAATAAATAGTTACAGATATTATATTAAGTAGCCTTCAATGCTGCAACTTCGGCAGCTAATTCTTGTATTCCTTTAATTAAAACAACTGTAAGTCTTTTAAGATCTACGTTGGAAGGAATAATTTCTGTATCTGACTCATTCTTTGTAAAAAATGATTTTTGTTCAGTTGCAACTATTTCTGGTAGTACTCCTTGAACTTCATCAGCTATCAGTCCTATTTCAACTGCATTATCCGCATCAGTTCTTTTATAAATCCTAGGTTTTAACTGTTGTATTTGAGCTAGGCCATAAGAACAATCTTGTATATCAGTTTTAACTAAACGTGTTGATGAATCAAAAAAGATTTGCCCAGTGCTTGTTAGATACCGTAAATCATTGTGACCACTACCTGAGTTTAAGTTGGGTGCAAATATATGACCAGACTCACTAATTGAAAAAGCTGTAAAATTATCAGTTGTATTACTTATATGTAAACCATTAATACTACCTACAGTACCAATTCCAAATTGAAAATCGTCAAAAGATGATCTTGAAAGTCTTAAATTATTACCACCTGCTACAACATGAAGAACAGCAGAAGGACTTGTTGTTCCGATTCCTACGTTTCCAGAAAATGTAGCTGTTCCATCATGTCCTAATTGTATAGCTGTAGAAGTATTATCACCTGTTGTTCTAACTCTTATAAAACTATTATCCTCAACAGAAATGTCACCACTGACACTGATCCCACCAGAAGTGGTTTGAAACTTTTTACTGTTGTCAAAATATAACTCTACTCCTCCGTTATTAACGCAAGTGACTGCATTATCAGCACCACCATCACTTGCATTTGTCATTAATTGAACATTTCTATTTGCTCTGATAAATATCCCACCACCAACATGATTTCTTATTTGACCATTAGTACCATCACTAAAAATTTGTAGGTCATCACTAGCTCCAAGTTTTATTTTTTCATTATCTTGCAGAAAAAGCTCATCTGTATGTAAACTGCCATGAACTTGTGAGCCACCTGACCATGTTTCAAATTTTTTAACGTTGTTGTGATATAGCTCTACTGCTCCATCGTCAATAAATTTTGCTAAAACTTCTCCACCATCAGCACTTTCCATTATGACTTGACTTCCTTGAAGGATTAAACTGCCTGTACCAACATCTCTAATTATTGATTGGCTTCCATCGTGAAAAATTTGTAAGTCTTGACCATTCCCGAAAGTAGCTTTTTGGTTATCCGCAAGTTGAATACTTGAACCAGTATTATTAAAAGCTAATCTACCTGTAATCACTGAGCCAGATGAATCTGTCACAAACTTTTCAATGTTGTTGTGATATAGCTGTACTGCTCCGTTAGCACCACAAAATATTGCATTTTCATTATTTGTTTTTAAAGAAATATGTGTTGCAGATGTTGTTCTTATGGCAAGATTACCAGTATTTTCATCAATAAATGTGTCCGTTCCATTATGATAAATTTCTAGGTCAGCCGAATTTCCAACTTCAATTTTTTTATTATCGTTTAACTGTAATGCTTCACTAACAAAAAGATTTCCTGTTAAAGTTCCTCCATCATTAGTAGTATTAAACTTTTTATTGTTATTAAAATAAAGTTCTACTGCTCCGCTTTTAACAGCGTTAAAATATTTTTGAGTTCCGTCTGGAGAACCAATATTAAAATCATCTGCATAAACCCATAAAGCTCCAGTGCCATCGTGCTTAATAAAACTATTACTTCCATTGTGAAAAATTTTTAAATCATCTGACGTTCCAAAAGAAGCCATATTACTGCCACTGGAACCTGCTCCATCTGCAAATTGAAGTTGCCCAGTAATTTGTGCACCTGTTGATTTAGTCTCTAACTTTTTATCACCAGCATGATAAAGTTCTGTTGTTCCACCACTAAGACCACGTATTATGAATTGACTTTCAAGACCATTTAAAACGATAAAATCACTTGAAGCTATTCTTAAATTACCTGTTCCTGTATTTTTTATATAACTATCCGACCCATCGTGATAAATTTGTAGGTCATTGCCAGTTCCAAATCGTATTTTTTGATTATCAACCAGATCTACATTTGTAGTAAGGTCTGCTCCCAATATCGTTCCATCTTTTATTCCTTTTGTAGTGATTTGTGTTAGTGCCATTTACTTTTCCTCCAATGCTTCAACTTTAGCTGCTAATTCTTTAATTGCTTCAATTAATGCACCAGTTAAACCCATATAATTTAAACTTTTATTACCTTCAACTCCTCTGACCAACTCAGGAAAAATTTTTTCTACATCTTGTGCCAATAATCCCATAGATCTCTCGTTGTTGTTTTTATATGTAAAATTAATACCTAGTAATTTTGTTACTTTATTTAAAACATTTGTTAAAGGTTTTATATCCTTTTTAAAGGCTATATCTGAGTTTGGAGTTATTGTACCAGTAGCTAATATGTTACCTGACACATTAAGTTTTTGACTAGGACTTGTTATTCCGATTCCGACCTGTCCAGACGAATCTATACGCATCTTCTCTTGATTACCAACTGCAAATACTGTATTTGTTTCTGTTCTTATTACACCATCTGATGTACTTGACCCTGATAAATTATTACCTCCACCAGAACCTATAAATATTCTTTGTGCTCCACTATTATGAATTGAAATACCAGAACCATTAGTAGCACTACCTTCTACAACTAACGGCCTATAATCCGCAGCATCAGAACTTTTTACATGTAAAACACTATTACTTAAAGGACTTACTAAACCGATTCCAACTCGACCAGACGAATCTATACGCATTGCTTCTGACCCTTGCATCTCAAATGCAAGTGCTCCAACATTCCTTGCATCAAGAGTTATTTGATTAGAATCTCCATCAATATGTAATAAATCTGTATCAGCACCACGAAATTCAGCTATTGTTCCAGTACCGCCTAATCTAACGTCAAGTTTTCCACTGGGACTTGTTGTACCAATACCTACTGCATCACCAGTAAAAATAATATTATCTGAAGCTGTTAGTGTTAAATCATCAGTTGAATGGTTGTATTGTATTTTTCCAGCAGCGTTATTATTACTATCTCCAAAAGCTATTGTATGAGTACGATTATTAGCTGCTGGTGAAAGAAAACACATCCCAATATCTTCATTACCACCTTCAATACAAAATTCATTAAACCCTGCTGAAGAATTAGTACCCGAAGATCCTACTGAAACATGTAGAGATGATGTTGGACTTGTAGTACCTATACCGACTTGACCAGACGAATTTATAAGCATACGTTGTGTTGTAGTTCCTGCTGAAGGTGAAGTATAAAACGCAAGATCACCAACAGAACCACCACCTGTACGGTGATGCAATATTGCTGCTCCAACGTCAGTATTATCTGAAGTATTTTTAAATGCAATGCCAACTTTTGAAGTATTACTGTTACTTTGTGATCTGATGACAAAATGATAATTAGCTGTATCTGATGGATCTGATTCTGCTGTGATATTTTTATCAAGTATCAATAAACCAGTATCACTTGTAGTAGTTCCTACAAGCACCCTTCCAGACGAATCTATACGCATACGCTCTGCAAAACTTCCAACATCACGAGTGAAAAATTGAAAAGCTCCACTTTCATCAGTATTTGTAACATCAGTAGCCAGCACTCTTAGTTGAGCATATGTTGTAGCATTGTTACCGCTATCTCTACCATCAAAACTTAAGTTAGCTATGGTGTCGTTATCTGCTGGACTTGCTGAAGTATGTTTGAAAGATACTTGAGCACCATTATTACCAGCATCAGTTGATTCAAAAGTCGCAATATCTGTTCCAGATAATACAACATGAAGAGGATTAACAGGACTTGTTGTACCTATACCAACCCGATTATTTGACGCATCTACTGATAAAGTTCCAGAATCAATTTCTAAATCATTACCAGTAATACTGCCTGTTGTAACTATATTCTGCGATCCAAAATCAGGACTAATCTTTGTTCCAGCTATTGCTGCACTTGCGTTTATATCTGCATTTACAATCGCTCCATCTACTATTTTCGCACTCGTAACACTATTATCTGCTGGTTCGCTTACTCCAAGACTCTTGAAAGTAAGAATAAAAAAATCTGCTCCTGTTTCTGGAGCGTCACCCAGAATAATATCCGTTCCATCAACACTGAATCCTTCACTAGGCTGACCTGTACCTGCTACTGGTTTCTGTATAACACCATTAATACTTACCAATAGCTGCTGTGCTGACACAGAAGGAGGAGAGGACAAGGTGAATCTAAATGCAGATCCATTGAATGTTGCACTACCACCACCTGTTCCAGAGGATGAGCTAAGAGTATTTATTGCAATATCACTACCGCCACCAGCTATCTCCGCAACAGATCCATTATCCATTTTGGTAAACAACTTACCAACATCAGTTCTTATCGCTACTTCACCAACAACAAGATCATTTGCAGCAGGATCACTACCAGATCCTCTTTTATGCTTTATTACATTAGCCATGAGCTATAACCTCCTATAGATTAGTAGCTACCGCCATCTATGGTTATACCGTCAAATGTTGTTAAATTCGTGATAGAACCTCCTGTAATTGCAACATTGTTAGCATCTTGAGTTGCCATAGTACCAAGCCCTAATGTGGTACGAGCAGCAGCAGCATCCGCATCATCTATTAAAGTCTTTGCATAGTTAGAAAAACCAAGATTCGTTAATGCGGCAGTAGCAGAGGTAGCACCTGTACCACCATCTCCAAGAGCAAGCGTTCCAGTGATAGAAGTTGCATCAAGTTTTACAGCTATCTTTGCAGATTCAATAACAAGACCACCATTGGTTTTTAAATCAGCAGATAAAGTGTTACCAGATTTAGCAATACCATCACCAGCTATTATCTGACCAGCACCAGAAAATTGTGCAAATGTTAAATTATTTGTTCCAACAACAGCAGATCCAGTATCAGAAGTACAAGTAAATCCATTTTCAGCATTTACTGTTCCCTGTTCTACAAAAACAAAAGCACCAGCAGCGTTAGAACCAGTTGCCATATCTGTTGTTCTTGATGGTGCTCCCGAAGCATTTACGTTATAAATACCGTTTTGTGAAGCAGTGGTCTGATCTTTAATTAATATTCGATCACCAGTTTGTAGTGTTACTCCATCTATAGATTCACCATTAGCGAACGCACTGGATAATGTTCCGTTAGCAGTAGTTGTAGCAACAACAGAATCCTTTACTTTTAATCCTTGTGCAACACCATCTACATATCCTTTATTAGCCGCATCAGCATCACCTGTAGGATCTGCCAAGTTTGTAATCTTTTGTGAGTTAAATGATACTGCACCAGTAGGAGCAGCCATCTGAGACAAGGTGTTTGTTCTTACTCCAGTATCAAAATCACTAATCTTTGTATGAGCAAGGGAAGGAATATCATCACTTACTAAGACTCTGAAAGTAGGAGCAGCATCACTTCCAGTAGTCGGTCCAGATAATACTTTATTAGCATTTTGGACTGTATCTTTATCAAAGAAACCGCCTTTACCACCTATTTTTATAACACTGGTAGCTGAACCTCCAGCACCTCCAGTGCCTTTACCAATAAAAAGGGTTTCAGTTCCTTCAGTAAAAGCTAATTCTGCATTGGCTAATGAAGTTGGTGCTGACGATCCAGTAGATCTTTTAATTCTTAAGGTGTTTGCCATGTTAGAAGTTTCCTCCGTCTACTAAATTTTCGACAGTACGTGTTTGATCTGCTTTAAATGTACCACTACTTGAATCAAAATACACCACTGAGTTGTTGACCTTATTTGAATCATTGAGAGTTGCACCAGATGAAGCAAATGGTGGACCTTGTGGGCCTTCTGTAATTACTGAAACAACAGTGGCATCTCCCTCTGTAATTGTAACGGTGTTAGTTGTCGGATTAACAGTTACAGTATTTTTTTGTTCAGTAATATTAACTGTGGTCATGTTGCTGTATAACCTTGACTCATAAATATTGTACCTTCCAAATAATATTCTTTTAATCCTGCTGGATTTTCTAACAAGACATCATATTTTAAAATGTCTGGAGTAAAAGTTGCTGTTTGAGTATCAGTCAAACTAATACTTACTGATCCAGCAGACCTGTCAGTATATGCAACAGAAAAATCGGCAAACTTTGTAGTGCGTGTTTCTTCCCAAACCTGTGCAGCCACAGTAAAACCTGTAAGGTTTATTGCACTACCTGTCGAATCCTTAAAAATCAAAGGAATAGTATGATCTGACCTTCTTTGAAGGGTAAAGTTATATGTACCAGGTTCAATTGCCATTAGCTATAGGGTGATGTACCAAGAATACTTGTATTCCATTGAGATTTCAACTCTACTTCTGTTGTTGCAGATGCTATTGCCGAATCAGCAGGTGCATCCCTTAGTTGTTGTTTTTTAGAGACAATATCAGTTGTATTAGCACTAGTTTCTAAGGCTTTCTGAAACTCAATGTCTAAATTTTCTAATAAGGGTTTTCTAGCATTTCTAATTTTATTTCTATGTATTTCTCTTGCTTTTACCATGTCTATACCAAATCCCATAATTTACTCCGTGTAAGTCCAGGCATTTCTAAAGCTTCTATCAGTTGGAATATCTGATGTATTTACTATATATGATGTTTTGCCATTTGGTACGTCTTTTGCCTGTATTTCTTCAACTGTTAAACCACAATTATCAGAAGGAACAATAATACATAAAGTTCCTGTGTCATCTGTATATACAATTCTTTTGTCTGAATTTGCCATTTAATACTTTTAATTATCCTTATATTATCTATGTATTACCAAATACTGCAACAGAAATACGTGAGCAATCTTGTCTACTAGTACCAGAAGCATAATTTTGAGTTACGTCTTCTATCGTTACTTTAAATCCTGAAGTTGTGTAATTACTATTATCAGTGCCACATGATCTATTATTAACAGACTGAATATTCCAAGCAAGACCAACAGAATAATTCACATCAGCCATTGCAGTTGTAAAGTTAATAGTATAGGCTCCTGTTCCATTATCAGTAATAGAACTAACATTTAGATCGTCATTTATTGCAACAGTTCCACTTCCATTAAAATTTACATAAGTATTAGCTAACCTTCCTATTTCTGTACCGCTAGAATTTTGAAACGCTGTAGCAACTCTATTTGTAGCATTAGTTTTTAGTGTTGTTGCTTTTGCAGTGGTTGAGTTAACGTTTGTTGCAGTAACAGTAGTTGAATTAACAGTAGGTAAAGTACTTGTACCAGAGACAGCTAAAGAGCTTAATGTTCCTAAAGATGTTATAGACGTAGAAACTACATTACTTGCCAAAGACGTTCCAGTTAGGGCAGATGCATCACCAGAAAATGTTGATACAGTTGCAAAACTTAAATTACCACTACCATCTGTCTTTATAAATTGACCGCTACTACCATCTGCTCCAGGTAATGTAAAAGTTACATTACTAGAAACTGTAGCAGGAGATTGTAAAGCCACATAATTACTGCTATCAGAATCTCCAAATCGCACATCCCCTCTTGCTCTAATTGTAAATCCATCTGAATTTATTACTGCTCTTTCTGTACCAGCAGTGGAAAATCCTATCGTATTAGCACCGTTTCTAAACATTCCTGTATCTGTATCTGAATCAAACGCATAAGCTGGAGATCCCGAACCAGAGCTATCATCTCCTAAAAGTTGACCTGTCATTGTTCCGCCAGCTACAGGTAATAAACCAAGATTTGCTGAATTGACAGAACCTATAGTTGTAAAACCGTTATTAGCAGAGTTTCTTATTTTTAAATTATTATTATCAGCCGTATCAGCATAAAACATGAAAGCTTCTGGATTCGTAGGATCTGAACCACCACTATTACAAGTTTTTATTGCTTCAAAAACAGCGTTTAGGTCACTTCGGACTGCTGCTCCTGATGCATTTGCTATATTAAAATCCGCAACTTGAGCCATTTAATTAATAATTAGACACCTTTACCATATCCTACAGCCGAAAAAGTAAAAGATCTATCTACAAAACTTGAACCATTTTTTATTGTAACTGTAAATCCAGTTCCAGAAATATTTGTTAAGGTGAAAAAATCTCCTGCCTGTGCATTTTGGATCGTAATACCAATAGAAGGTAGAAAAGCATTTGCACCTCCTTCTGTAGAAGAAGTACCAACAAAGAAAGGTGTTCCAAAAGTTACTGATTTTCCAGAGGAAGAAGTTCCTGACTGCTGTGGTGCTGTAGACGTTCCACTGCCAGTTTGATAATTTTGTTCTGTCCTGGATTCAAATTGCGCAGTAAAACCTGCTTGCTGTACATTGATATTTTGTGCGTTATTGGTTGTTTCAAGTTCTAATTTAAACTTAAAAGCTCTACCTTTAAATGTTCCATTTGCAAATTTATTAAAAGCACCAAAACCACTACTTGCAGAAGTTTGTGATGTAGATACAAAAACTTGAGCATTAGCTTCATCTGCTGCTGCACCATCAAAATTACCATCTTGTGCATAGTCATCCCAAAAACTTCCAGAGGGTATCAATGTTTCAATATCTGTTCCTATGTTAAAACCAACAGCTTGTATTACTCTTTTAAAATTAATAGAAAATACAGCACCCAAATCTACAACAGATGCAAACTCATAAGTTCCTGTACTGTTAGACGCTGGATTAGTTAGTTTTAATCCACTGATACTTGAATCAAAAGTTGTATTAGTTTTTGAACCGCTAAAAGGTGTACTAAGAAGATCTTCTCTTTGATTTAATACTCTTTGCTCATCTATTAAATCAGGTAAATCTAAAATAACACTAGTTTCTCCTGTACTAAATCTACCTCCATCATCTTGAAATTTTAAAATGTATTCTCCATCCAAACTTGGTACAACTGCTTCTGTAGATGTTCCAGCTAATGCTTGAACTAAATCAACACTGTTTTGAAACGATCCAGTTCCGTCTGTTTTATTACTATGCCTTACATAGACTCTTCCACCATGTAAAACGTCTGGATCTGTAGCTTTATTCCATCTTAATCTTACTAATTTATTATTAACGGGCTCCATTGATAAGTTTTGTACATTTGAAGGTATTGCTGTTTTACCTACTGCATTAAAAGTTAAATTACTTGATGTTGCTGATAATTTTAAGGCAGCATTATAAGAAAATACTTTAAATTCATAAGGACCAGCAGGAGTATCAATAAGCTCAAAATCAGTTCTAAATACTATTTCATTGACCCAGTTTGTATTATTAAATCTATATTGAACAAGATACTGACTAACACCTGTAACTGATACCCAAGATAAAATTAATTTATTTACAGCAAGATTATTTAATACAATAGTTCTCTCTGATGCTTGTAAGTTACTTGGAGGATTTCTAGGCTCATTTAATAAAGAGATAGTTCTTGCAGGTAAAGTTATACCTTCTTCAATATTGTCATATTTACCATCAATATAAGTAAGGGCTGTAATTGCAAAATTTATTCCATCCTGTTCTTCGACTGTAATAACTCTGAAGGTTTGAGCTTCTAATGAAGAACTCTGAATGAGCCAAATACTGTTAACATTTGGTGTTTGTGATAATGCTGAACTCAAGTTAATAACACTACCAACAATACTGCTTATATTTTTTGTCTCTACTGATCCATCAGGTAATATCACACTGCACTTTTTATCTGTGCCTGTAAATGTATCAAGATCTTTTGTGTTATCTACGGTAATAGCAGTGGTTGTAGCAGATTTTATTCGTCCACTTCTACGCTCTCCACCTCTTACTGGATCATTGATAGAGATAACAGATCCAGGTCTTACAATCGCTCCAGCATCTATTGATGTTATAAAACTGACTACTTCAGTTTCCTGTTGCTCACTAAAGAGTATTGCTTTACCTAATCTTTGAGCCTGACCACGAGAAGTACAGGCAAATGCTTTTACATCTTTCTTAATTATTCCTA